GCGGGCAGCGCTCCAGAGCGCGCCCAGGCGCTTCATGGCGGCTTCCTTCACCCCGGCCGCATGATCCTGGAACTCCTCAAAGGTCGCATCCACGGCGATGGCCTCCAGGTCGCTGATGTGATCGGCAATCCGCGCAGCGCCGCTGCTGGCGGTCAGCGTCATGCAGCCATGCAGTTCTGCGATGCGCTCCTGGATGGCCTTTACCCGGGCGGCCTCGGCGGCGATCCGCGCCTGGCGCTCGGCTTCCTTGCGGTCCTCGTGCGCCTTGATCTGCTGGTGTATGGGATCCTCTATTTTTTCAAGTTCTTTGGTGATGCGCGCGGCGGTCGCGTCCAGGTCACGGCCCAGCTTGAGCAAGGGGGCCTTCGCTTCCTTCCTGATCTTCTCCACCTCAAGCCGGGGCTCCCGGATCTCACGGCGGGCTTCTTTGGCAGCCTCCATGCCGGTGGTGGTGGCCACGTCGAATAGGACACCCCCGTGCTTTGCGCGCAGCGCGGCAAGGCCGGCCTCGACGCGGTCAAACTCAGCGACGGCGCGCTGGATATGAACCAGTTCAGTGCTCATGTCATCCCCTTAGTTTCACGATCAATTGATCCATTTCGGCCAGGAAGTCATCCACGGCCACCTTGAGTTTCGCGATGTACGGCTCGTCCCGCTCCACGCGCACGCGGAACAGCGGAAGCTTCGGCCAGAAGCTCACGAAGTCGAGCCATTGCCGGCCGGACACCCACAGCTGCCCCTGGCATTGCGCTACGTGCTCCGGGGGCAAGCGGTTCTGCAGGATGCATTCCAATTGCAGGTGCGGCAGCTTCGTTTTGATCTCCAGCAGTCCATCGGTGCCCACCAGGCTATCCGGGGAGGCGCCCACGCGGCCCCGGCGTAGGAACCCCACGGCGGTCGGTTCCTGATCGGTCATGAACGCCCACATGGCGCGCGCGTCATCCTCCATGGTCTTGCCGCGGTCCATATGATCGTTGGAATACCCCTCGACGCACTCCTCGGTCATGATCTCGCCGATGAGGGTGAGCATGTACTTGCGCCGCGTGACGGACGGCGAGCCTTTGGTGCGGCCCTCCGCCATCACCGTACTCAGTTCTGATGCGGTCGGTATCCCACGGCGGCATGCAAACCATTCAGGGCTACCTTGGACGCAGTTGAAAACTTCCAGCTGATTCACTGGTTTTTCCTTTTCGCTTCGAGCAATCCCAGCACCATCGGATAGGAGGAGGCCAGCACGTTTTCCAGTTTGTCGACCTTGATCACGCGAAGGAATGACGGCTCATTCGTGTTGATCTCGGTGAGCAGCGCGCGAAGGTCGGCGACTTGCTTCTCTGTGATCAGTTCCGACGCACCAGATCCCCCATGCTCCTCGGTGCGGTCGTCGGCGTCCGGCAGATCGGCGGCGGTCATGCCGGTGGCGGCGATCAGCGTATAGCGCTGGAGCAGCGTGATGGTCGATGCCACTTGCTGGATCGGGCTCTTTTTCCCAGAGTCATCGGGCGCGGCGGTGAGCGATACGGAATCGGAATGGCCCAGCCGGTGAGTGACGATGCAGGTGACCTTGATCAGCCCTTCCTTCTGTTCGACGTTCCAGCGGAATGAGAGGCCATGCGGGCCCATCGCCGCCGCGACCTTCTCCACCACCTCAGAATGCGTGGCGTGGTCGTACTCGGTCGTCCCACCTTGGCCACTCGGGAAACTGACGTGCTTGTTTTTGTAGATCTTCGGCGGATCGGCTTTGAAAGACGCCATCGCATCGTGGAAGGCCTTGCGCGCCTCGTTCGCCTCCCAGCGCTCGCGAAGCTCCAGCATCTTCTGGATTCTGTCCGGGTCGAAACTCGGCTCCCGCAAGCAGCGCTCGATGATCTGCATCATCACCTGCATGTCGCTCCCGGGCGGCGCCGCCGGCGGCTGGTAATTGGCTGGCTTGCGGTCGCCAGGGATTATTAAAGCTTTGTCGTTCATCATCATTCCCCTCTAAAGGCGCGCATAAACGCGCGTGAAATTTTCGGCGAGCAGCGGGCGCTTTCCCATCCGCGAAGCTTGACGCGGCGGCGGCGTATCGCGCGGCGTTCGCGGTTCAATGGATCGCGCCACCAATGCCAGACGGCCAGCACCATGAACACCAGGAACATGAAGGCCACGCCCAGCAAAGCGGCGGCGGACCAGGGCAGATCGACGTACCATTGAGCTAATCTGTTCATTGGACACCACAGTTACGCAGGAACAGTTCCCGGTCGAAGGATTGGGCGCGCTCGGCAAACTTGGCGGCGATGTTATGCGCGGCCGCGCTGATGCCACGAAATTCTGCCTCAGTGATCAGATCCGATTGCGCAACCATTCTGATCGCGTCGGCCACGTCCAGGAAAACCTGTGTATTGAGTCTCGGTCTTGGCATAGCAAAATCCTCTCCTATTATCGACAGGCTTCCAATTCACTCACGATGCGCAACGCGACTTCGTTTTCCCTCACCAGCTTGCGCTGTAGATCGATGCGGCCATTCTTGCGGGCCTCGAGCGCGTAGGTGAGGTACTCGGCCGCTGCGGTACGCATGCCACAGATGACGGTCGGCAGATCCTCCGGCTTGATGACAGCGCCCTTCATGACCACAGTTGCTCGCTGATCACGCGGCTGATGATCGATTGCGCGACGCCAAACTCAAGCGCCAGTTGTCGCTGTGTCGCCTCGCGCGCGAAGTAGCGGCGCCGGATCGCGCACGCCTTCTCAGGGTCCAGCTTTCGCGGTCGGCGGTACTTGCGGGAGAATGCGCGGCGCTGGCGTTTGGTGAGTTTCATAGTCCCGCCTTCCGTTGTCGTTCCTCTCGATCTCGCTGCGCGCGCTTCTCGCTTTTCTCGCCATAGCAGGCGCCCACGACGAAGCACAGCAGCATCAGCCCAAGGACGGCCAGCGGGCTCATGCGAAAAACCTCGCGTAACAAACCGGCCCTATCCCCCGTTCCACGGATTCCTCGACGGTCAACTCGCGGCCACAGCAGGCGCAATTGCCAGTCTTGAGCCCATGCGCCACGGCGGCGCCCAAAGGATCGGCCCCTATACGCTTCACTTCCTCAATGATGGCAGGCGTCGCGTCACGGCTCGGGCTGTAGCGGCCTTCGGGGCTGACCTTGCCATAGTAGGCGGACTCGAAACGGCGCCCTCCAGTGACGTAGAGCGATCCAGGGTACTTTTTCGCAGGCTTGAACGTGACGTTCTCAAACGTCAGCGCCGGGTACTTCAATTTCGCGCCAGCCTTCACGAACGCGGCCAGCAGTTTGGTAAACCCCTCCCCGGATACGTCGACGGCGCGCGCATCAGCAGCTGCGGCGCGGGCCTTGTCGGACTCCAGGCATTTACGGATGCCTCGTATCTGCGCGTCGGTCAGTTGGCCAAATACAGCCAGGTCGCGCTCAGTCGTCTTGGCGAACTCGAACCGATCCCGGTTATTGGTCCACCATGCCACGATATCGGGATGGGCGGCGCGGAACGCAATGACGGATTCTGCTTTGCGTTCGGCGGCCTGAAGTTTTCGCGCGAGCACCCTGGCACGCGCGGCGACAGCGGCGGGCGCGAGCGATAGCCCATTACCAGTACCATTGCATTTATGACAGGGCCCCAGAACGCGGCCCGTATAGCCCACGAATCGACCAGTGCCCCGGCACTTTCTGCAAGGCTCATACGCTCGCGGGTTGCGCGGCTCATGGCGCGCGCCCTTCGGCATGCAGAAGGCCAGTTTTTCGGACTGCTCGACAAAGAACTGGGACACGCCATCGGCGGCCAGTTCGCTGTCGAAGTCGTCCAGGTCCGACAGGTCGGACGGATCGCGCTCTGTCATGGTGTGCGCGCTCATGACGCACCCCCGGCGCGAATCAGCAGGAAAAGAGGCGCGGCCCCTCCACCTACCCATGCGCGGCCCTGGCGGTCGATTTCATTGACGGCAGCGACATAGTCGGCGTCCTGGTCATCATCGGGGAAACAGTCGCGGAGCGCGCTGTAGCGCTCGAAATGCTCGTTTCCTTCCTGGTCGACCAGTAACACCTTGACGACGATAGGTGCGCTCATGATTTGGCCCCCATAGTGGCCAGCGCATCGCGCGTCTTGACGATGTGATCGGTCATGCGCTGTGTGGCTTCGCTGTCGTAGCGCTCCAGGCCTCCAGCCTGTGAGGCGCGCCAGACTTGGACAGATTCGCCAGCGCGATGCATGGCCCATGCGCGCGCCTTCATCTGCGGCCACTGGGAAGTAAGGTAACGGCCCCCATCGTCGCCATAACGGCCAACCAGGGCATAAGTTCGGTTGCTCATGACGCCACCCCTACAGGCTGGGCGGTCGCATCCAGGGCGGCGCGTTCCATGATGTACTCAATGGAGCCCCCTCGGGGGATGCGCGTATGCAGATCTGAGGCGGGATAAGCGCGGTCCATATCCAGCCCTGATACATCGGTGGCAGCAGCCACCAGGGCGGCCAGGTTTGCGCAGCGGGGCGCGTACCAGGCAATTTGCTCGGCCTGTTTGGCCAGCAGTTCGCGAGGGGTAAATTTCAGCATTTGGGTCGGCTCCTATGGTCCTGACTGGGGTTCGATCTATCTGGCAAGAATGGTATCAGCCAGGCTTATAATAAGCAAGCTTTATTTAGAACTTGACTATTGGCGGCCCTTTGGTTTCCAAAAAACGGGCATCGGCACCCCTATCGGCGCCCATGGCTCGCAGTACCTGATAGGCTTGATCAGGCACCAGTCGAAGCCCTTTCCGGTCGCCCATGGTATGCAGTCAACGATTTCCACGCTCCCGACGATCATGCCCATCGGCAGCACCTCGACCCGCGCCTCCGGCCACCCCTCGTTGCCAAGTTCGTAGGTCTTGCCGGCGTACAGGTAGACGCGACCCCGGACATGGGTCCTGCGGCTGCGGTACTCGATACGCTTTTCCCTCGTCAATATCATCTCGACGTAGGGCTGGCGGATGGAGAGCGCGAGATCTAGTACCTCGATCATGACGCCACCATCTTTTTGCTTCGGTACGTGCGATCAATCACGCAGACGTTGGCCTCATTGTTCACGCGGAAACGGAGCGTGTCATAGTGCGCCCAATCCTCGCGCGCGGTCTTGATTTGCTCGCGCACCTCGGCCATCCCGAAGCAATCATAGGATGTGAGCGGCTGGCCATCACCTTCCTCCAGGATCACCAGATATTGCTGTTTCATAGATAACCCTGGTCGATTGCCCATTGATAAAGTTTCGCTTCCAGATCGACCAGCGCGCCCATCTCGCTGTCGCTGCCAATCGTCAGACAGTAACCAGCCTCGGCGGTCCCCTCGATCACCAGGCCATCGCCATACAGGCGGCCCGGCCCCTCGAAGCATTGCGCGGATGAATTTTCGTCGACCTCCAGCGCGGCCACGACTCGCGCGGTCGCTCGAAATTCTGCGAGTGTCATGGCGCACCACACGAGCAGGCGCCGCCCACGATCGGATGCTGTAGGTGCGGATAGTGGCTCGATCCTGCAACCAGCACGACGCACACGAAGAGCGCCAGCAGCACAAAGCCTACGATTCTCTCCAGTTTGATAGTCATGTGGCACTCCTCGCGAGTCGATCACGCAGGGCATTGACTCGGTCGAATCGGCGCCGGTAGACGGTGGCGCCCAGGCGCATGTAAGCGCGATCCTGGCGACGCTCGGCATCCTCCAGGCTGGAGAATCGCGGCGCAGTCCACACCCAGAAAAAGCGATACCAACGCCAGGTGTATTCCGAGATGTAGCCCTGCCGCACTTTGTACGCGCCATTCTCGTAGGTGTCGGACATGCGCGCGGCCTGTACGGCGGGCGGGGGGAATTCCCAGTTCATGCGCGCACCCTGGCCATGGCCTCGCGACGGCTGATCGGCTCATAGCTCGGCACCTTGCCACCCAGATGTAGCAGGTCGATTTCCCACTGGCGCAGCTTGCGCGTGCGCTCGAAGGTGCGGCGGGGGATCGCGTGCGCGGCGCAGTAGATAAAACCCCTCTCGCCTATGTGCGTCACTGGATCGCAGCACTCGGCGGCCATGTCACATTGGAGTTTCATCGGCGCGCCTCCACATTGGCCAGGTTCAACTGGTCAGCGATGCGCTGGGCATTGCCTTTATCCAGCAGCTGGCCACGGACAAGCCCGCAATAATAGAGCGTGTACCAGTCGCCATACTGATTCGATAGCGCTTCGTTCGGCTCAGTGCTGATTGTCCAGGCCGGCGCGCTCACGCGCCCGGTTGGCGTATCTGATTTTCTCATGGCTCATATGCTCCTATGGTTGCTCGTTCACTCAAGCTTGCGCCCTCCTCCAAGGGCGCAAGGTTCAGGGAATCAAGCGGCCTCTGCGGTGGTCTCCTCCTCTTCCTCCTCTTCGGTTTCAGACTTCGCGGCCAGGAACGCGGCGGCCTGTTTGGCGAGTGTCGCGGCCTTGATGATGGCTTTGTTGTCATCCTTCAAAACCTTGAGCCAGTTGTTCAGGTACTGCGCATGATCGGCGCGCGGCTCGACACTGATCCCCAATTCGGCGCAAAGCATCGCGGCGCCAAGTTCGGCAACCAGTTCCTCAAAGGCGTAGGCCTGGTCCCCAAAGCGGCCGGAGAACTCACGCGAAAGGCGTGACGTGTGCCCTGTCCAATGGGTTAGCTCATGCATCAGCGTGGAGTAGTAGCACTCGGTCGCGCTGCTGGTCGGAGTCGCTTCAAAATTCGCGCGGCTCGGCATGTGCACATGATCCAGCGCGGGAGAGTAGTAGGCGCGCGGCTCGGGAGTCTCGCGGATGGTTGCGCCTGTCGCGGCCACAAAGGCGTCAGCGGCTGCGATCAGGTCGACAGCTGACACGGTCGGCGGGGCTGCCTGAGCGCGCAGCGCATCGGCGTATTCTCCATCGACCTGGTCGACGTTGAAGACGTTGAGATATCGCAGCATCGGCGTTTTTTTGACGGTCGGTTTGCCATCGACTACGGAAGCCTTCTCCAGAATTTTCCAGTAAACGATCATGGTCGACTTTTCGCCACGGCGGACCTGACACTTTTTGTCGGCCCATTGGCCATAGCCAGCCCAATACGCGAGCGGGTAAGGGGTCGTCGCCAGAAGGAAAACATTGAGACCCTTGTAAGCCTTCTGCGTGGTCGGATTCGTCGGCCTGTAGGCTCCAGCGCGCTTATTGAAGGGATTAACCCAGTTCGCGCCATGCTGCGACATGAGCGTAATTACGCGGTCGGTCACAGTCTGGTAAAGGTCGAATCGGCTGGTTTTCATCGTGATGGCTCCTAAACGTCCTATCAGTGTTTATCGATCTACGGAGCCTAGATTATCAGACAGACTTATATCTGTCAACATTCCCTTATTAGGGCCTCAAAAGGTCGATTTTCTTGACTTTTGGCCATGGGACAAGGCGGAAAGTTGCGCTTATACAAGAATGTGGATTATCCTCCACCGCATGAACAAATCTAAAATAGATCGACAGCGCGACGCCATCCGCAAAGCCTGTGAAGCGGCCGGTGGTCAAGTAGCCCTCGCGACCAAACTCGGGATCAGTCAGAGCGCGGTAGCTCAGTGGATCGGGAGCGGCAATATTCCGCCAGCTCGCGTGCCCAAAGTCGAAAAAATCACTGGCGTTTCGAGGCACGAACTGCGGCCGGATATTTTCGACGCCAAGTGATTTCCGCATCGGTTCGACTTGTCAATCGACGCGCTTCTCACATTTCAAATATTAATTCTAGTCAGCGCCATCTGATTCTCTTGTAATCCCTTCCTGACTATATGTAAGATTCCCCCGTCCTAAAACGGGAGTCTCGAATTGGCGATAGAAGAACAACCAACGATTGAGGTGCCCATCGGCACCAGCCTCGCAGAGACAGAACGTCGCCTCCTTCTCGCAACTCTCGATCACTACCAGGGCGACAAAATGCGCACCGCGGTCGCGCTCGGGGTGTGCTTGAAGACGGTTTACATCCGGCTCAAGCAGTACCAGGTCCAGGCCGCATGACAGAGCCCAACTGGCGCGAGATCGCAGAACGGCTCTACCCGGTGGCCATGAGATCAGGTTGTTTGTGTGAGTACGAGCGGGCGAAGGGCGGGGTGCCGATGTGGTTCCCCATGGAGGGCGGGGGGATCGGCCGCAAGCTGATCAAGCAATGCTCAAGGTGCGTGGTCGACGAGCTCTACCGCTCGGCCGGTGGGGCGGCGGCATGAGCGACCAGATTGAGCGCACCGGCCTCGCGAAATACGACGCTATGCAGAATGCGATCCTCGCGTGTGTGCGCGCGGATGAGGCCAAGGAAATCCGCGACCAGGCCGTGGCGCTCGAAAAGTACGCCCAGCAGGCGAGAAACTTCGACGCGGAGCGGCGGGCCGCGCAGATCCGCATTCGCGCCGAGACCCAGACAGGCGTGCTGCTGAGGCAGCAGGAGAAGGCGAAGGGTGGGGGTGACACGCGTAAGCCTAAAGAGCACCGGTCGAACGGAGCGACTGGTGCTACCCGGACAATCTCTGACCTCGGCATCTCGAAGGACCAATCCTCGCGCTGGCAGAAGCTCGCGGAGAACCCCAAGGCGGTTGAGCGCTACTTGAAAGCGGAGCGTGACGTACCGACGACGACCGGTGCACTCGCGGCTGTGTCGCCGCCCAAGCTTGGAACCAGTCCCGCTGATCAGCGCATGGGAGAGCATTAGACAATGAGCGGCTGGATCAAGCTCGATAAAGCGCTGCTCACCGACGTGAGATTTACTCGGTTGGTGCGCCGCTACATGAAGGAATGTAATGCACCTGCATTACAGGAGAAAACAGCCGTCACCCTGGTGCTAGGCGCACTCTCGCAGCTCTGGCTCTACGCTGATGAGCACATTCGGGATGACAACACCATTCGGGCCTCGGTCGACGACATAGACCAGTTCATCGGAATCGAGAACTTCTGCCATATCTTGCCCACTGACTGGCTTAAGGTCGTCGACCCGGACTATGTAGAACTTCCTGATTTCCTTGAACATAATGGCTCCGTTGCCAAGAAAAAAGCGCTCAATCAGCAAGCCGTTGCGCGGCATCGTGCGAAGGCAAACGGTCATGCACCAGCATTACCGGAAGATAGTGCCTGTAATGCACCCCCATTACCAGACCAGACCAGACCATCCCAGAGTAAGAACACTCCGGCGTTAGCTCTCAACGGCCATGGCCTCAACGGTCATCCCACCCTGTCGGGTGAACCCGACCCGGTCGCTCAGGTATTCGCACACTGGCAGCGCACATGGGACAAACCGAAGTCCAAGCTGGACCCGAAACGCAAGGCCGCAATCCTCAAGGCACTGAAGACCTACGATGTAAAAACCCTATGTGATTCCATCAGCGGGTATCGCAATTCCAAACATCACCGCGGCGACAACGAGCGCAACACGGTGTATGACGACGTGGAACTGTTTCTCCGGGACGCGAAGCACATCGACGCTGGGATAAGTTTCCTGGCGCAAAGCACCAATGCCGGTGGCGGCTCGAAGGAGATCCGATGGGCGTAGAGACCACGGACTGGGATTCGTTGCGGATGCTGCGGATGGGTGGTCTCAAGCCCTCCAGCACGGTGATTGTCACCACGAAGCCGCAGATGCCCCGTCGACTTGAGGGGATGGGCTGCATGACCATCCTGCACAAAGCCGGCACGCCGATGCCGGTGCAGTTGCTCGACGGACTCGAGGTAATTTTCTGGTTCGACACCTGTGGCATCACCCAGCATGTGATGGACCTAGCCAGAGCCAATGGCGTGACGTTCGCCCGATCGCAGACATGGTGCTCGTGCGGGAACCTCCTCAGCCTGTTCCCCATGTCATGCGAGTCGATGGCCGCTGCGGTGGAGTGGTTGGAAACCGGCTATGTGGGGAGCGAGCCATGAGCGCGCCGGCACGGACCTTCAAGGGGATTTTTGTCGAAGCGGATGCGCCGGAGTTTCTTGAGCGCGAGATCGAGCCGGAGCGCGAGGTGCTCGATCTGAACGCGCTCAACGTGCGCAGCATGCTTGCGCAGTTTCGGGCGCGGCAGTTGAACTTCGACACGGCGCCCTTCGATCCGGAAGGCCATCGGATTCGGTTCTTCCCTGGCGGCTATACGGTCTGGTCCGGCAATCCAGGCGGTGGGAAGACGACGCTGCTTCGGCAGCATGTTTGTCATCTGCTCAAGAAAAACAAACCGGTGTTCATCGCCTCGCTCGAGGAAGACCCGATGGATGTTTTCGTGCGGCTCGCGTGCACCGCCTTGGGCACGGAGAACGTGACGGAGGACGGCCTGCAGTGGTGCGTCGACTACTGGCATGACAAACTGCGGCTCTGGTCCTACCGCCGCGGCATCGCCGATCACGCGCGGATTCTTGCGATCATTCGCGTACTCGCGAAGCAAGGGGTGCGCCACTCGATCATCGATTCCCTCGCCCGGCTTGACGTGCGATCGGATGACTTCGAAGGCCAGCGCCAGTTTGCGAACTCGCTCGAGGCGACCGCCGCTTCATCCGGCACGCACATTCACCTGGTCGCACATCCCCGAAAGCCCTTCGGTAAAAAGCAGGAGCCTGATACCGGCGATATCGCGGGCTCTGCGGACATCGGACGGCTCTCGGACAACGTGCTGTTCATGCGCCGGCCGGAGGATGACAGCGCGGTGGAGCATGACTTCTCGCCCATGCTGGTATCGATCCGCAAGCAGCGCTGGTACACGGGCGCCGTGGGCAACATCGAGGGATATTTCAATCGCACGCTTCGCCAGTGGAAGCCGCACAAGCATGACGTGGAAGTCACCCGCTATCTGCCCGATGGGGCGTATGGCGATCTGCAATTTGGTCCCGAAGACGGATGGAGCAAATCATGACGGCGAAGAAACCGGCGAAAGGAAAAGCGACGCTGCGGCCCAAGGTCAAGCGCGATACGCTTGCGGAGGATGTGAAGGTTTTGCTGCTTCGGGTGGCCGCGATTCAGCCGGGCATTGCCGAGAGTTTGCATCGCATGTTCGCATCGCTCCTGGTGGAGATCCGCTCGACCCATCAACTGGTGGGACCGCTGACCACGGTGCTTGATCACGTCCACGATCAGATTGCCGAGATGCAGAATCCCTTGATCGGTGCGAAGGTCGGCGAGGATCAATTCCAGGTGCTGATGAAACGCTGCGACAAGCAGGATCAGCAAATCGACCGACTGATCAATCTCATGTTTGAGTTCGTGCAGCGGGACCGATATCCGCTCACGGCGACGGCCGATTACCTCGAGCGAGTACGCCGCCAGCGTCGCGTCCAGGAAGGCAACGACTACATGGCGGCGGACAAAAAAGTTCCAACATTGCAAACACCCAGAGAAACGAATGGCACTGACAATTAAGAAAACTGGCGCGAAACTAGGCGCTTCATTGAACGTGCGTAGTGAGCACCACGGAGACGAGTCCGTAGGCGCCTGCGATTTCAAGCTGTCCGGCGTGATGCTGGACAAGGACGATTTGAACGAGCTTTATGGCGACAAGTACTACCACGCCTCGTTGTTCAACCAGAAGGGCAAGGCGCTCGATCCCATGACGCGCAAGAACGAGCCGGCGCAGTTCAAGGGCAAGTTCGACCAGTCGACGGTGACGCTCTGGCTCGGCCTTGCCGGTGAGCCCTTGAAGCTCTCCGATGTGAAGCTGCGCAAGATCACCCTCGAGCCGCAGGTGGGCGGCTTCACCGAGTTGTGCCTGCAGGTGCAATGCAATCCCGACGAGGAAGCGCTTGCGCAGTTGTACACGCACCAGAACATGGATGTGGAGGTGAACATCCGGTTTGGCCAGGAGGAGGCGCCCAAGCAGAAGGCGCAGGATGAGCTCCCCTTGGACCATCAGGCCGATAAGCCCAAGGTGGACAAGGCGCGAGAGGAAGCCGAGGCGGCGTTTCACTGACAGGGAGTTTCATGTGATGGCGAAATTCAAAGAGGGTGACATGGTCGTGCTGGTGGAGGTGCCCGGCGCGATCTATGTGGGAGAGGCGCCAGGCTTTGTCAGCACGATCCTCGCGCTTCTGCCACCGGATCGCCGGTGCGCGGGGTGCGGATGCGCAATCTACCAACTGGATCATCCGTCCTTTCAGGATGTGACCGCGAGCGAATGCGTCCTGCGCTTAGTTCCCCCGCACGAGCGTGGCAACTGGGCGGACTGCTGGTTCAAACCATGTGCGCTGTATCCCTCGAAGACGCTGCGCCTCAACCCGGAATTCGCGGAGGCCCGCTCCTCGCGCGCCTGGGAGAACCCCTTCCGATGAGCGCCTCAGCCACAGAGATCGCCGCAAGGGAGCAAGGAGACAGTCAGTGCGCACTGACACCATGAACGCCGCCGTCAGTCCTATATGCCAGCACGTTGGTTGCGGACGCGCGCTGCGCGGTGACAACGTGTCAGGTTTCTGCAGGCTGCATCACGCGAAGTCACCATCACACCGAGCGACCACGGCAGCGTACTACCAGCAAAATCGATCGAAGTTGCTCCAGCGGGCTCACATCCGTAAGGGATTCAGGAGCAACTACTGGCAAGCAGGCACGTGCCGCATCGACGGCTGCGACGAGATCCTACGTAGCGACAACATCTCAGGCCTTTGTAAGTATCATCGGAAACTGGATTGGCAACGTCGTAATTACGATGCACACCGCGCTGCCGAAGCAAGACATCAGCGAGCATACGGCCTAACGCTTGAGCAAAAGCGGCAGATGCTGGCCGAGCAGGGCGGTTGTGGGATATGCGCAAAACCTCCCACCGATGATCTGGTCGACTGGGACACAGATCACGACCACGTCACGGAGAAAGTTCGCGGCGTCCTCTGTCACAACTGCAATGTCGGTATCGGTAATCTGCGCGACGATCCGGTGATCCTCGGCGCAGCTATCGCTTACATCATGAGGTCCAAGACATGAACGCCGTGCTGGCTGAAAGGCTTCCTCGCATCAAGTCCAAAGGCAAGAGCCCAACGGCGCGCACCTTGGAGCATATGCGAAAGCGGGGATACACCTGCCAGGTGGTCGAACATTGGAACAATTTCAGCAGGCGTCGCGTCGACCTCTTCGGCTTCATCGACGTACTCTGCGTGAAGGGTGAGGACATTGTCGGGGTGCAGGCATGCAGCGCCGGCGGCTCGAGCAAACGGGGTAGCGACATGTCGGCGCGCATCACAAAAATCGTTGAGCACGATAACTGGCCGCTGGTCTGCAAGGCCATCCGCATTATCGTCCAGGGCTGGCGTAAGAGCGCGAAGGGCCGCTGGGAAGTTCGAGAGGTTGAACTGAGTGAGGGCTGGACACGTGAGACTAAAAACGCTGAGCAACCCGCGTAATGTGTTGAGGATGGCATTTATCGCATGCGTAATTTGGTGGACTGTGCTCGGGCTCGGATGGAGATTGATGCATTCATGATGCAGGGGGATTTCCCCCCTTATTTCCTGGTCCGCCGCGTGCGCGGGCAGGAGCGGCCACTCGTCTCCGTGATGAAAGGCTGGCACAAGCCGCGCGAATGGGACTGGAAATTCGGAGTCGCTGTGATTGATTCGTCGCTGACGATGGCATTGGAACTCGCCGACAAACGATTGAAAGGGAGAAAACGATGACACTAGAACTGAGCCCATCCGAGAAGATCGCCAAGATCCTCGCAGCCACACAGGAAATCGCCGGCCAGCATGGCATCGAGGCGACGCTACTCATCGACACCCTGGTAGTGCCATTGCCAGCGGATCTGGCAGAAGCCTTCTGGATGCAGCCCCTCTCCGATGACCGCGACTGCTACGGCACGGACCTGACGGCCATCCTTGATGCGAGAGAGGACGCGTTCTACACCAAAAAAGAGATCAGGCAGGAGCGCTACTTTCGCATGATGCGGCGGCGCTATCCGGACTGGGGCAACAGCCAGGTGTATTCGTGATCCGCTGGAAGCGCTTCTGTCGTTGGCTCGCGCAGGCCTGGAAAGTGGATGCTGCTCAAGCGGACCAACGGCGCCGGCTCCGATATGAAGGACGCGACTGCACGTGAAAGCGGAAGATTTGATCAGCATGGCCGCGCCCCATGGCATTGATTTGACCCGGGCGGCCAAGATGGCAAGCAACGAGAAGCCCACACCGGATGTGGTGCCCGGTAAGCGGGGCGCGCGCGTGCTCGTGCCGCCTCCCAAGAACCGGGTGGCCGGCCGGGAGACTCGAACCATGTTGAGACCCGAATGGACCATCGCGGAGATCGGCATGGCCACCCAGGATCTGGACGAGTACCAGCTGGCCGCGGCGCTCTACGCCTTCGCCGGCGCCAAGGATCAGACCTGGCTCCTGCACCGCGGGCTCCTCGAGCGGGCCCGCATGTTCAAGATGCTGTATACCTGGCCGGACACGATCAAGGATTTTCACGGCTTGCGCCGCGAGTACATCCCCTGGCTCTGCAAACTCGTGCTCGATGAGGACTCGAACCCCTCGCTATTCAAGGTCGCCGAGGGCGCGCTGTACGCGATCTACATGCAGGTACACGCCAACGTCTGGACGCGCGAGCTCGCTCCACGGTACGCGGAATTGACTTGGGCATGGAATGATTGGATCGGCCTCGCGGCCCGGCGCATTCAGGCGCGGCTTTGCGAGCAGGAAGACTATCGGGAGGAACCATGAATCGAAGTGAGGCTGCCGTGCTGATCGCGTTCATGCTGATCATGGGTCTTGGCATATATGGAATCCTCAAAATGACCGAGGACAAACTGTCACCGCAGCCCGAAATCGGCGGCCTCGCGCGCTATCCCGATGGCCGCTGGTTCGTGCCGGCCGGCTCCGGCCTGGGGGAGCCCCTATCGCAGGTGAAGATGTTCGAATTCTTCGATGGCACCCGCTGCCTCACCATCGATAAGCAAGGGAGGGTGGCCGCGCGCGCCAGCATGGCGGATTTGGGCGGTCTCGTGTGCTGGTCGAAGCAGAAATGGCACGATTTCGATTACTGGTGCGATTCCAGCGGTCACTGTGGACGATTCACCTCCGGACCCGATTCGGTCGATGCACCCAAGGGTTGCCTTTCAGGCGATGCCCCGCTAAGGCCCTGCCAATGACCAGCAAGGCTCAAACGAAGGCCCAGAAAAAGCGCAAGCGCCTCCTGAATATCGAGGCGGATTCCCAGGTTTCGGATACCGCCAACTGGTATGCGGACGCCGGCCCCCCTGTCGTTGCCACCCGCGCGCAGATCAAGCGCCGCCGCCGCGCGCTCAAGGATTCGAAAAACACCCCCATCGTCGATAGCCATGGGAAGCCCATAGATACCGAAACCCCGGAGCCAACCCCATGACGGATCGGCGCTTTGGCTTCAATATCGCGAGCGTTCCCGTCCACAATCCCGCCGCTGCCCGAGGTCGCCACCTCGGCAGCGCGGTCTGGCGCGCGCATTACGCGACGCTCGACTGGCTCAAATACCTCTGGATCTCGGCGCCAGTGATGAACACCTTTCCGCCGTCACGGACAGTTTTTAGGTGCCCATCCTTGATGCGGATATAGGCGAGGGCCCTGGAGATCCGAAGATACTCGATCGACGCTTCGGGGACGGTGTAGCGTCTATTGAGATCCAGGGGCGGCACTTGAACGATGCGGCTTTTCTTAGCCGGGGGCTTCTTCGGGGAACCCATTTGACCATCTCCTTTCAGTGTTGAAGATGGTCAAGTACTTTATGCCACGTTCTAGAGCTGTCCACTCCTTTCGTGTCCAGGTAATTCGCGCAAATTATCTGGATTACGCAGAAAACAGCTTATTTTATGCGGTAAATCCTTCGTCGATTTATTCTTGTTCTTGACATGTGTGCGGACCAATTTAGCCCATGCTTTCCAGTGCGGGTCCGATCACCTTCACCGCCAAGAGCTCTGGGATTTGGACCTAAAAGCGGTCCTATGCACCACTCACGGCAACCGCGCCATCTACAGCACCGAGGCCATGGCTCAGGTTTGGGTCGGCAAATCCTCCCGCAACCTGAAGGTGCTGCCCATCTTCATCACCCCAGCCGACGCCACGGTGATCAATTGAGCAATTCCCCAAGAGCCACGAAGAAACACGGACGTTTCGACCCCGCTGTGACGGTTTGCGCAGCAGAGGAACTGCGGAATAATGCATAATTCGCTCATGCCGCTCTCAGTCACGCGCACCCTCCGATTCAAGGTCAAGAGCGAGTCCTATCTGTGGCTCAATGCCGCGGCGGTCGAGGTGAACCAGGTGTTCAACTACGCCAACCAGACGAGTTACGATGCGCGCCGCCGCACTGACCTCAAGTCCAAGTGGCTCTCCGGCTTCGATCTGTGCAACCTGACCAGCGGGGCGACGGAGTATTTCGAGCGCATCGGCGCGGACACCATCCAGCAGGTATGCACGCACTACGCCCAGAAGCGTACTGCGGCGAAGCGCTTGAAACTGCGGTGGCGCGTAAGCCGTGGCGCCCGTCGCTCCTTGGGCTGGGTACCGTTCAAGGCGGCGAGTTTGAGACGGCGCGGGAGCGCGCTGCGCTTCTGCGGCAAGACCTTCCGAGTATTCGAGCGCGAAGCCCTGACCGAGGTGAAGTGGCGCGATGGCTGCTTCGTGCAGGATGCCCTCGGCGACTGGTGGCTGTGTCTGCCGGTCATCGTGAGCGCCGCGGAAACGGTTGCGCCTTTGGAGGCGGTCGGTATCGACCTTGGGCTCAAGACGATCGCGACCACGAGCGATGGTGAGAAATTGGAAGCGGGCCGCTGGACGGCCGGCATGGCGGACAAGCTGGCAATGGCGCAGCGGCGCGGCCACCAGCGCCAAGCCAAGCGGATTCACAGAAAGGCCGCAAATCAGCGCAAGGACGCGCTGCATAAGTTCAGCGCACGGATCGTGCGCCAGTATCAGCGAATCGTCGTCGGCGACGTGAGCAGCCTGAAACTTGTGAAAACCAAGATGGCGAAGTCCGTCTTGGATTCCGGGTGGGGGATGCTCAAGGGATTTCTGGATTACAAGAGCCAG